CTTCCATAACTTTTTCAATAGATCTTCGTTCCATCTTAAGAGTATCAGTCCAATATACACCAGTTTGAATACCTTTTGATGCATTATCAATGAGAATTTCAACATCCTGTTTAATTAAATTTGCTTGTTCAGTATCTAAAGTCCATTCATCATGTCCAAATGCCGCTTTCTTACCTTCAGGATGATCAAAAAGAATAGTATAAGGAAATCCCATAGAAGTTTTTCTATTAATAGGAGCTAAAAATTCATCATCTTCATTTCCTTTAACAGCTTCATCATAAGGAAGAATTCTAGCAAAAAGTGATTTATCTTTTCCACTAGGATTGGCATTAAGATTATTAGAAACATCATTTCCACAAACTTCTATCAATTTAGGATCAATAAGAGGAGTATATTTGCCAAATTTACGCAATCCTTTTTCCATAGGATCAATATCTCCAGTTTTTCCAAGTAAAGTAGGTAATGTAGTATGGTCAGAAACCTGATCGAAAAGGTCTGATTCTATTATTTTAGTCTTAGAAGACCCAATAACTTTCATATCATCTTTAAGATGACCATGAACCATCAAACCATCACGAACAGGCACTGAACCAACCATCTCTTCTTCTGCATAAATTTCTTCACCTAAAATGTCCAACTTAGCACAACATTGATATTTAAGAGAAACAGTATCCATAACATCTTACAACATTTCTTGAGTAATAAGTTGTCCCATACTAATTCCTTGACCTCCAGCGCAGTGAATACCTACAATTTTGTGGGCAAGATTTGAATTTTCAATAAACAAAGGAGCACCACAATCACCACCAACAGTACTGGAATTATATGCCCAATGATCACGGTATGTGATAGGTTGTTCAAAATCATTGAGATCAATAACTTTTGTACTATCAAAATATCCATGCAGACCATCCATATATTTATACATTGGAACAATACGTTTCTTATCATAAACATTATTGAATGAAGGCAAAATTCCTCTATAAGCTCCTGTCAATAAACCAATTTCATCATTTTTCAAAAAATATTTAATAATATTCTTATGAACAACAGGAATTTTACTTTGAACACCATCTAAAGTAAGAATAGCTGCATCAGCACCAACTTTAGAACCATCTTTAAGTGTTTTATAAATAGGAGTGTAACCATTGATAAAAGTTGAAACAAGTAATTCACCTACTTTCATGCCATTCAAATTTGAAAGATATAAAACATCATCCATTCGCAAAG